ACTCTAAAAAACTTGCCATTTTGACGCCTCATTCGAACTCTGTTCTTTTATATTTATAATGGTCCAAGTATTGCTGCGGCAAACTCTGCGTATGGCATTTTTTAACTCTTTTAATATTACAATGAAACTTCTGCTTGGGTTTCAAAGGCTGTTGGACGAGTTATATGTGTTACACCAGAAGGATATTCTTTTAAAATGAAATTTCCAGAAGTAGATTTAGAGGAATATCCTACATTTGGACCAACAATACTCTGCAATTCAAAACTGTAATCAGAACTCAATATCAGATCTGTGTTTTGTGTTCCAATTGTGAGATCATGAGTGCCACCCGTTTTTGAAAATTGTATTGTATAGTCACCTGCACCCCCAGAAGTCAACCAAGTTTTATTGTGAACAATATTACCATTTGTTAAAATACTCAATTGTCCATTGCTGCGAAATATAATAGTGGCGAATGCGCCAGCCTCACTGACTCCGTCATATGCCACAAAGGAATCTCCATATATAAGTAGAGCATCGTCAAGTCCATATCTTGGTGTAAATCCACCACCACTTGCATCACCACCAGGAAGATTAATTCCCCAGCGAAACTTAGAAGCATTTACAGGGCTATCTGTTGCAGTGTATTGAGTCGCCACATTTCTTGCCCAGTTATTTCCCCATTTCAATTCTGCGGATGCAGAAACTCCAAGTTCAGTGTTAATTTGAGTTGCAGTTACTTGACTCGGATCTGGCATTAGACTTTCCTTAAATGCGCCACTAATGAATCATGTTTATGATCGAGTTCTTTGATTGCTGCAAGCAACAATGCTACAATTTTCTCATAACGAACTGCATATGTTCCATCTTCTTTCTGAACAACAACTTCTGGTAAAACTCTTTCGAGATCCTGAGCAATAACACCAACGTCTTGTTTACGAACAAAGTATCCGTCAACACCACCTCGTGTTTGTAGATACTCATCCTTCCAGTCATAACGAATACCCTCAATTTGTTTAATTAATTCAAGAGCATTCTCAATCTTACGAATATTTTCTTTAAATCTACGATCAGATGTATTGAAGGCAGTAATTTCACCAGTAGCACGAATTTCTCCAGCAGCTGCAGCTTGTGCTCCTGAAGGTGCACCTGATGCCCAAACAGCAAGACCACCTGTTTTCGCGTGTGTGCTTACGTTGTTAGAACCTGCTGGACCAGTTGCACCCTGTAATCCTTGTGCACCAGTGAGACCTTGTGGACCAGTCAGACCTTGTGGACCAGTCAGACCTTGTGAACCAGTCAGACCTTGTGGACCAGTCAGACCTTGTGGACCAGTCAGACCTTGTGGACCTTGAGCACCACTACCGCCTGTTGCACCTTGAAATCCTTGTGGACCTTGAGCGCCTGCTGGACCTTGAGCGCCAGTTGCACCTTGAAATCCTTGTGGACCTTGAGCGCCTGCTGGACCTTGAGCGCCAGTTGCACCTTGAAATCCTTGTGGACCTTGAGCACCTGTTGCACCTTGAGCGCCAACACTGCCTGTTGCACCTTGAAATCCTTGTGGACCTTGAGCACCTGCTGCACCTTGAGCGCCAACACTGCCTGTTGCACCTTGAAATCCTTGTGGACCTTGAGCACCTGCTGCACCTTGTGCGCCTGTTGCACCTTGAGCGCCAACACTGCCTGTTGCACCTTGAAATCCTTGAGCGCCTTGAAATCCTTGTGCACCTTGTGCGCCTTGCGATCCTGCGCTGACACTAGTAACTCTACCAAAGTTATCTACAGTTACTGTGGCTAAATTATAAGTTCCTGCTATTGATCCTACTGTGGCGAGATCAATTGATGGTGTTGTTCCACCCGATGAAGTAACTCTACCTGATGTGCCTGATACTGAGGCAACTTTAGCAGCTGCAGACTGCACGCCTTGATTCGCTAAATCATATGCACTTTTTACTGCGCTCGGTGTAGCTGCGTCAACAGTGCTTGTGCTGCTTACTGAAGTTGACAAATTTCCTGTGGTAATAATTGTCTGATATGCTGAATTTGCATTCGCCGTTGCTTGCCAAACACTTGAACCTGAAGAAAACTTAATTTCTGAATTACCTAATGTTCCTGCGCGACGCGAGCGAAATGTTGCATCGCCATCAGAAGATGCCAATGCTCTTAATAATAACACATCAGTATCATTCACCGCAGGGAGGAAAGTTGTAAGTGTTCCCTGTACTGAGACATTGTTAAAAACAGCGTTGCCTTGATTTATTGTGTATGAACCAGCGGTATCAACAACCATATTTGTTGCAGTGGTTTTACCATTTAAATTTGCTGTACCAGTTACAGTCAAATTTTGTGTCATTGTCGTATTTTTTGCAACAGAAAGATTAGATGAGAGTGTTGTGTTTCCAGTAACGTCAAGTGTAGTTCCAACAGTTGCTAGTCCAGTTACTGCGGCTGATGCTAATGTTGCTGCGCCAGAATTAAGTGCTCCAGAAACAACAGCTGATGCTAATGTTGCGGCACCAGAGTTTAATGTTCCAGTTACAGTCGCATTTTGTGCAATAGTTGCATTTGATGCAACAGAAAGATTAGACGAGAGAGTTGTATTTCCTGTTACACCGAGTGTCGAACTAAGTGTTGTTGCACCAGTTACACCGAGTGTTGAACTAAGTGTTGTTGCACCAGTTACGCCAAGAGAGGCTAATGTCGCAGCACCAGAATTAAGTGCTCCAGAAACAACAGCTGATGCTAATGTTGCTGCGCCAGAATTAAGTGTTCCAGTTACGGTTGCATTTTGCGAAATAGTTGCATTCGATGCAACAGAAAGATTAGATGAGAGAGCAGTATTCCCAGTTGCGCTTAAAGTTCCAGAAATCGCTGTATTTCCATCTGAAGATTTAACTGTAAATTTGTTAGAGCCAACTTTAACATCAGCAGTTACATTAGCTGTACCTGTAATCTCAGTGTTACCAGTAACATTTAGATTATTTCTAACAGTGGTCGTGCCAGTGGCAGCACCCATGTTTAATGCTGTTGCTGCGCCACCGAGATTTAATGTTGTAGTCGTAGCATTTGCAACATTCGCTATTGCCGTAGAGGTAATATCCCCACCAGAGACTACAAGATCTCCAGCAACAGTTACAGTTCCTGCAGCTGCACCCATGTTTAGAGCAGTCGCAGCGCCACCAAGATTTAATGTTGTAGTTGTAACATTCGCAACATTCGCTGTTGCTGTAGATACAATATCGCCACCGTTAACAGTTAAATCGCCTTCGATTGTTGTATCACCAGTTGAAGCAGTGACTAAAAATTTATCAGAACCAACTTTAAAATTATTTGTTACATTCGCAGTTCCACTTACGGCTAAATTCTGACTTACAGTCGCATTAGATGATACAGTCAAATTAGACTGTAATTCAGCATTTCCTGCAACCTTTAAATTATTTGTAACATTCGCGGTTCCTGTAACAACTAAATTTTGACTTACAGTCGCATTAGACGATACAGCCAAGTTAGATTGTAATGTCGTGTTTCCTGTGACTTTTAAATCGCCCGTAACATTTGCGGTTCCTGTAACAACTAAATTTTGTGAAACAGCTGTATTTTTAGAAATAGAAACATTACCAGTGACAATTGTATTTCCAGTAACGGTTAATTGATTCGCTACAGAGGCATCATCGCTTACAATAAGATCAACAGTTGTTGTCGTACCACCGACCGAGGCATCACCACTTGTAATTGTAAGTAATGTACCACCACCAGTTCTAGCGATTTGTATAGCACCATTTGCAACGACAAAGTTTGAATTATCTTTTACATATGGATGATTACGAAGAATATTTCTATCTGTAATAACGTCATTTGTGCGTGTGCGCCACTCATCAAATGTATTCGTAACAGAAATTGTTGCTATGTTTGCATTAGCCATTTTGTCCTCTGCTCAAATTCTTGAGCATTTCTTTTATTTCAGATAATTCCATCTTAATGTTATTTATCTCCTCATCACGAGCTAAGTTCTCTTGATGTTTTTTCAGCTCATTTTCATATCGAATAACTTCTGATCGATCATTACATAAAACAGCCATAGTATTTAAGTCACGAGAATATTTTGTACCTTCTATTTTATGTCTCATACATTAACCACCAGGAACTGCAATTACTTTAAGGGATTCGACTGCAGGAGTCACTGTTGGATCCTCAGCTGTTAATCGAATTTTTACTGCAAAATATTTAAATGTTTTGCCGAGTGGTAGTGTTTTCGTCCCATCGAAGTATTCGATTGTGCCATTCGTGAGTGAGAAACGATATTCTAACGGAATCGCTGTAGTTTGATCTGGCGAAATAGCGTCCTTTACCACTGTCATTTTTTGCCATTTCTTGGCTATAAATGGATCAGCATCGAGTGCAGACAATACTTTAAAATAAACATGAATATTTGTTCCTTGAGGTTTATAAGCTCTTAATCGAACTACTAAATCTCCTGAATCAAAACCATCGTCAAGAGTAACAACTTTAGTTTGATATCTTGATAACACATTGCCACCAGAATTATCTGTCTCGCCATTAATAATTGCAGTTGCATTTGCTGAGGCTGCAGCTTCAACAAGAGTAATTGTCGGAGTAGTAAGATAACCAGAACCTGGATTTATAATATTAACTGCAGTTACTTTTCCACCAGACAACATACTTGGTAAAATATTCGCAGTTGCTGTATTCGATCCGACGTCTGGTGAACTAATCGTTATGGAAATATTTGCTGCATTCGCGTGATTTCCACTGCTCGTGATAGAAATTAAATTATTTGAAATGCCTGCATTATTAATAATATTTTCAAGAGCAAAAACACCGAATCGTTCAGTATTAAAGACTGGCGATACAGAGCTGTCAGTTGTAGCCATTGTAACTTTTACATTAATACCATTAACATTTCCTGATGGAATATATCTTCGACGCTTCGACGATACACTCGAAATATTAGTATCTTTACCAAAATTATAAATTTCATTGTTTTCTAGTTTAATAAATCCTGCAGAAGTTCCATCTGTTAAGAATGAGTTTAGTTCGTAAGTAATGGATGTCGGCGAAAATTGCTGTGTAGTTGAAGAAATTTTAACTAAATCCATTACAGTATTCGTTTGAAGTTCTTTATTAGGAATTAAATTAAAATGACGTTCAACTGGTATTGTTGAAAATACTGCACGATTTACGCGGAACATCAAATCCTGATTTAAAATTGGATTCCAATTAGAAGCGTTTTGTGATTTAAAGAAATTACCAATGTATGGTTGTTCAGAGACGCGATGAAGATTTCCTAGTTCATCCGTAAATTCTCCACCTAGCGTAGCAGTCCAAACTTCATAATCTGGTGATTCAGTTATTAATTTAATCGCATATTCAGTTGATGGTAATAAAAATACAGGATCTACAAATGCGAAATTTGTTAGAGTAGATGTATTCGAGACACTTGGTTTATTAGATGTTTGAATATATTCAGGTTCTAGTGTTCGCTCTGCAATAATATCATTCGATGGTAATCCATTCTCAACCTTAGAAATAGCAACTGTAAATGGTAACTGTTCTTCAGCATTTGTTGGTTTAGATTTAAAAAATAAATCCACAGAAGTCATAAACACGCCATATGCATTCTTTATTTCACCATTAACAATAGAACTGCCCTTTGGTGTGTAAAATGTTTGCGCCATAAATTTGCGATCATTAATTTTTTGTGTTTCATTAATTACCTTTGGCGCTGCTTGTAGCGTGTTGGGTGTTTGTTCTCGCAACACAAAATTACGCGCATTTTCTACAGTGTTTGTTCTGCCAACAGCGCTGTACTTAGCAATCGCTCGCATTTTATACGCATTATCATTAAATGTTGCAGTATCAGTAATAGTAAATACACGCTCGCCAGTTAACCATCTTAAATTAGACTCAGATGGAATATGAAAAATACCATTTAGTGCCCCAACATCATCTACAGTATGATTTCCGATAGAGTAAACCGAATTAGATGTGCAATGCACTGGCAGTGTAGCGTCGACAATTGCCTCATTAAAACCATTCGCAGTATTCGCAACAAACGCAACAACATTTGCTTTAAATCCCATGTTAGTTCCAGAAACAATAGTAATTGTATTACCATTCATTGTGGAAATTCCATCGCGCGAAATATTATTAGAGGAAATAACGATAGAGCGTATTGGTGTATTACCTATGTTTGCTCCTGTAACGGATGAAGAGAATGCTAGATATGCATTCGCAGTGTTTACAGTTGTAAGTGTAGTTCCATTGGCGGCAAAAGTAAGTGTTTCGCCAGCTTGGAATCTATTATTCGCCATAGTAATTGATACTTCGCGAACCTGAGCAATAAAATTACTTAAATTCCAAATATTTTTTGCAGTGTCATTCGTAAGTGACGTGTTAAGTGAACCTAAAATTGGATCTAAAACTAAAAATCCATTTGAAGCATCAATAACTTCCCATTTTTTTACTTTACCGACGAATGCGAAATCAGGTTGTGGTGAAAAATTTAAAAAGTAAGTAAGCGCAGCGCCAGTCGCAGTTTGATATACTAAATCGTCAACAGAAAAATTCGATGCGCTTAAATCGGTCGCACCTGCCCCTTTTACAATTTTAACTGTAATAAAATTTTCATTAATATAGATTAAATTTTGAGTACTTGTGCGAGATGTCCCGAGAACTTCAGCGTATGCTTTTGAGGTTGATCCATACAAACCCATATTAATTTTAACACTCGTTAAAACGGTGTTCGAGCTTACATTAATTCTAGAGGCTTTTTGTGTAAAATCGTTGACTTTAATATCATCAAAGAAAAAATTTGCATTAGCATCTGGTTTTAAGTTTCGAGCTGAAAAATTAATATCATTTTCGCGTGTAAATGGACTTAATCCAGCATAAACTAATGGCTCATCAGGATCTGTTTTCGGATTGTAACGCTCTTCGAAATCTCTTTGGTATCCGATTCTACCAGTTTTATTTATCGGATTTCTTGGATCGTTATCTTGATTGGGATGTCCTGGCATAGTTTTACTCCGTAATTCCTATCTTACTTATTGATTTTCGAATCTGCCAGAATAATCATCAATCGAGAAAAGCCCATTTCTCGTCCAATCTGGCGAATAAATTTCAAATGGGCTCGAGGATGATCTCGCGCCTGCGCCTTGCCCAGTCCAAGTTTGATTTAAGAATGTTTCTGGCGCGACACCTGCAAGATTAATTGGAATTTGTTGCGTAACAACAGGATTAATATTCCCAACAGAAGATGCATGAGCAGGAGCCAACACAGTTGGATTTACGCTCGTTGGTAAATTCTGTGACGTTAAGACTGTATTAGTATATGTTTGTTCATTATAACCACCGCCACCAATAATGTCGATAACTGTATTCGTTAATGATGCGTGTGATGTTCTTACTGATTGACGCAATTCATAATATCTGCCAAAAGAATCAGTTACCAGAGGTTGATGCTCGAGCGAATAAAAGAAATCACTCTCAGGTGTAAGTGTAACAAATCCTTCAAATTTAGCGATCATCGTAGATTGCACTGTTTCTGCTACGTTCGAAGTGGCGAGTTTTTGTTCTGCGAAAGCGACCTCTGATGAGTATGGTACGAGAAGCAATTTATCGCGAAGACCTTCTGCACTCGAAATCGTTTGACTTGGTTTTAGTTGAAATTGTGTTATTTTTTTATACGGAGATAGTTTACCTTTTTCAATAGAACAAGCGAAATCATTATGCTGATCAACTTGCAGGAGATCATCAAACTCATCGACCAAAGTTCCATAAATTGGTTTATTAATTGTTGGAGTAGTTGGCGATCTTGGTGGATCTTGAATAATTGATTTTTCAGATTCTTTAAGTTGAATAAATGATTCCAGTTCTTTTACGCGATTGTCGATATTTGAAATATCTTTCATTGTATAACGACGATTATCTATCAATGATAAATCGATAGATTGTAAAGAGGCTGTGTATGGCGGAATATACATTCGGTATATTGCCATTGAATTTTCATTTTCAACTGGCTCTTTCGGTGTAAGCGATGGAACACCACTAAGCATTTTAAATTCTTTATCTTTTGTAACGATAAGTTTATCGATACGCGCCAAGTAATAATCATAATCTAATTCTAAAGGATCGGTAGGTCTTTGAATTATGCCACCAGAAAAATCATAGTTTTGAAGAACAACTTCAATGGCAGTATTTGTTGCAGCGGTGCTAAATCCACTAGTAACTGTAACATGTGTTAAATTCGATATTGCATTCACAGTTCTAAACTCACCATTTACTTTAATCAATGTTCCTGTGACAATGGGAGGCGTCAATATATTTTGTGCTAAGGAAAGATTAGAAGTTACACCTAAACTGCCAACAGCAATATTAACTCTTGCATCAATGGGTAGTGTTCTAAATGGAGTTGTAATTTTTCCTGATTCGCGAATCGGACGTAAATCAATACAATCGCGCAAATTATATTTTTTACCAGAACTACTTTGATAAACTGGAATTTGCTCTGCCTCGTAAATTGTGCTCGCATATGATTTCGCAGAAATATATCCCTCACCAGAGTGTGAATAGTAATTAAACAACACTGCAGTTTGCCCAGTTGGAGCCGATGACCCTGGTTTTAATATAATTGATGCATGATCGTAGTAGTTATCGTTTTGACCACTATCAAGTGTATATCGATCAGTAATATCAATCATATTTGTTGTGTTCGGCGCATGACTCGTATTACCCGAATCAAATATTTTATTAATTTGTATAACATCAGCAACAAATAATGATTGACGTTCGCCTGGATTCTTATTAATTACATTTGCCGTGGTAAACCAAGTAATACCATTAGATGTGTTTATCTTAACATTTGTGTACCCTAAAACAGAATCAGCAGAGGTTAAAGAATCCCCAGCAGTTAATGTTGTATTAGACTGAATTAGAGTTTTAGTTCTACGAAATGGTCCGTTAGCGTTTGCAATTTTAGTTGTAACGTACACATCACCAGTGAACGATGCACCTGAGGCGCTATCAGTGTGCAATTTAATCGTTTGATTTGTAGTTCTTTTTACACTCTTACCAGAGGCAGTTAAATCGATAACTTGTCCTGGTGTTGATCCAGTTGTAGGAACAGCAATAATATTTTCGATAATATCTGCATTGGAGACATTTTGTCCATCCGTACCGAAATCGTATGTTTCAGACCCAGTTAATGCAACAGTTAATGATCCATTAGAATCTTCCGAAAAACTTTGATTTTTAAAAATCTTTTTTCTATAGAAATTAACATCGGCATCACTGTCATAACGAATATAAAAATTAGGTAATTCGAATAACATTTTATTAAATGTAGTGTCTTCTAATTGCGCGTCGCCTATAATGCTCTTACCACCGAGTGCAATATTTGCTTGTAAATTTGCTGAAGTTAGCGATGTTGTATTTGCAATTATTACAGACTCTGCGCTACTTACGGGCATAGACAGAGAAAATCTTTGACTCACAACGATTGTCTGAGTAAAGTCGCGATCAAGTGTCGCGATTTTCGTTGTTCCATTATATGCAACGATTTGACCTGATTTACCAGCAACTTGATCGATCATTGTTAGTGTGCCACCAACATATGCATCAGTTGTTGTTGAGAAGTTTGATCCTAGATTTACTGTTCGAACATTCGAACCAGCACCACCTGTAACAGAAATAATTGGTGTGAAGTTAATATCAGTTAAATATGCATAATAAACGATTGGGCTTGAAGTTCTTTCAATATTTCTTAACTTAGCAGTGCCGATGCGTGTCGAAAAATGATTCGCGCTTATACCTGAGGTTAAATCTATAAGATTATTCGCAACACAGTGAATATCAACTTCATCTAAATTATCAGAGAGAACAATGCCATTGGTGCTACTACCAATAACATTTGCGAGCTGAACTCTATTTCCATAATATACTGATAAATCATAGTCTTTGTTCGTTTTAAATGTTCTTGCTCGATTAGCTGCAATTTTTCTTGTGCCAATTGTTTCGAATTCGAATCCCTTAACATAGGCTTTTCCTGGCTCAATGTTAACGATAAATGTGTTAGCATTTGCTGACACGCCTGTATTTGCACTAAGATTTACACGGAATGGTTTAACTGCGTAATTACCCGACTCATCGTAAGTTCGGCGAGCGAATGTTTTTTCAAGCTCTGAATAAATTGGATAACTAACTTGACGAGTAATAATACCGCCTTCAACACGAAGCAGTTCAAAAAATCTACTATCATCAACAGATTCGATTGTTCTTTTTGCGAGTACAAGATTAAATTGTTGACGATGTGCTCCTGGCGCCTGATAATTAAAGGCTTCTTGCGCAGGATCTAGTAACGCATTATCAACAGACTCAGTAACAATTTCCTCATCTATTTCTAGACCAACTCGATATGTCGGTGTAGCAGAGTATGGTTCTAACACTATGGTTTGTGGTGCGACGTTTACAAAAAATCCATCTACATAAAACACACCCTGATTAATAGATACAACTGAACCTGTTCCAGTATTAGCAGCATCAGTTCGAACATTAGCTGAGTTACCTGCGCCAGTTGAGATTGTTTGACCACCACTAAACACAGTACCACGCAGATATTTAATTAATAAAGCTCTATCTGTTGTAGTAGAAAAGGTTTGAATTACTTTTGCGCGAGTTTTTGGTGAGCCAGAATTAAAAACGACTATTCCTAAAAAATCCTCAAGATCAATGTCTGCGTTGTTAAATTGTGTGTTTAACTTAACATAATTAATGGAGGTATCTAATGTTAGGTGCCCACCCACAACTGGCGATCCATCTTGAAAAATATGATTACCGAATTGTTTAATTTGATTCTGTAAAATAGATTGAATTTGAGTTAATTCTCGCGCCTGAACTGCGAATCCAGGGCGAAAAAGAATCTTCATATAATTGTTTTCTAAGGCTCCATTTGTAGCCCTAAAATCGTCCCAATATGGTGATGCGTTATAATCTGACATTAATTACACCTTAAAATTCTACTACAAATCTAGTTGATTCAGTTTGATTCTCATTACGAGTAATTTTGGCTCTATTTTCAATATACATAATTTCTCCAGAGAAAATATTTATATCTGGTTTGGTAACACTAAAAACTGTCGCAAATGCCGATGGAGCGTCCTTTTGAGTAATCTTTTTACCCTCAATAAGATTAACATTGCCCACAATGTTATTCACATACAGCACATTATTTGTACTATCGAAATGAATAACTTTTGCATTAAAAATGGAGTTTTCGAAGCCTGATGCCTCATCTGATACGACAAAAACTGTTTCATTGCGAGAAAAATCCACAGGTGGATTAGAGGTAAAGATTTTAGTATACATTGGAAAGTTTGATGCATTACCAAATATTCCGTTAGCAAGTTTTACATCTTTTACTAAACTAATTTGTCGTATAGAATCTCCCCCATCATTTTCAACTGGTAATTCACCCGCAACATCGCCCTCAAAATCCACTGAGATCATGATGTTCGATCCGCCAAGTTCTTTTTGTGGATCTTGTCCATGACCGTACTGTGGACTTATTACAGCTTGCAAATTTGCAGTGTTGCTAATTGATTGTTTTAGCGGATCATTAATCGTGATAGTTGCTGTTGTATAATTATTACCACCATTTAAAATATTAATATCAGTAATTACACCATTTACAACATCTACAGTAACATTCGCCAAAGTTCCATCGCCTGTTACACTAACAACAGAATAATTGTTAACATTAGAGCCAGCAAAGTGTCCATCCCCACCGCTTACAATCTTAATAATATCAATACGACCATCTTTTGCATTGTCGAATACAACAGTGTCACGCAATACTGGCATGTATTTATCAGTAAAAAATTTATTTTTTAATCCCGAGGGAATCGTATACATATATTTCCATTTATATCCATCAATCGTCTCGATGTATGGATTTTCAGGAAGTTCGCCACCTATAGTAATTTGTGGCATTGTATTAGATTGCGCGTCATTGTTATTAAATAAACATTTAAATACTTGATCTTGACCATTACGAACATAAAACTTATTGGAATACTGCGTTGTGGAATAATTTACTTCAAATATATTTGCAGAAGTATATGCGCTTGTAAAGTTAGAGTTTACAACCAACGCTGTTGCATTCGATTTAATTACTTCTTTAATTTCTGTACCAATTTTAATATAATCTCCGACTGAGATTACGGGCGATGAAGAAGTGAAGTTAATCCCATTAGCATTTACAGTATTAGCAAGACCTGCAGAAACATTTACATTACCGCCAGAAACTTGTGTATCTAATACTTTTATGAAAAGATTTGCCGTTTGATCGTAAGCAACGTAAACTGTGTTATTCGACCAATCTACTCTTGGGATAACTGGCTGAATATCATTGCTGGTAATTCGTGTTAAAATTAATCCATCGCGCTTTATACCATTTTCATAGTGTGTAGTATTGTGCGGAGTTGTAATTGTAACATCATCGAAATTAGCAGCATTGGCAGTGTTTGCCCATGGTAATGATCTACCTATTAGAATATAAACATTCGCTAATGGAACTGAAACCATTTTTTCGAAGTTTTTAGCGTTTGTAATTCCAAAACTTTTTGTTACTAACGACTTCATTTATAAACCTGTTCGAATAATTTTATACGAGATAACATTATATTTCGGCTCTTTATTGTAAACCACATTTCCTGTGTCGCTTATCGTTGTGTTTAATAACACCACGTTACTAGTTGGCGTTGATATAACATATCGATCATAAATTGTTCCTGCAACATTAAATCTAATGTTATCTCCTGCCTCTAAACTTTCAGAAACAGCTGATGTGTTTGAGAACACAATTACATTTGCATTACCACTCACTGTTCTTAATTTGCCATCACCTAAACCACCAATCGGATAATCTAAATGAATAAGATTAGCATCTACTACGTTCGCGATAACTCTTGTGTATTGTTTTAAAGATGCAGTCTCTGTAGTATTTATTACAATTAAATCACCATTACTCGCGTTTACTGTAAAGTTAGAGGTATTACCAAAGAAACTATTGCTAGAAAATGAGGTGTTTGCATTGGTGGCTTGCAATGTGTTGGACGTGTACACATTGGATGTTAAATTCATTTGCCCAGATAAAATATCCTTCATAAGAAATTTGGCTAGTAATTGCACACCTGCGGGATGAGCAACACGATATACTGTTTCGTTATAATCTTCTAAGGTCTTTTCAGAGACGATTTCATACGAGAAATTATGAAAATAGTCGTCATTTTGTATCTTTTTATCTGCACTTAAGAATCCATCAGTGTTTAAATAAAATCCACCATATTTAATTAAGCCTCGAAGGAACTCAGTGTTTGCCTTGGCTAATCCATCACCATAGTAATGTGGATATTGTCGTTCCGTAGCATCATTGATATCATTAAAGGATATGGTTGCATTAGATGTGGAGACGTTAAGAACAACATTACCAGCTTCAGTATTCGCTTTTATAGGCTGCGCGGTGTCGATTGTTCCTGAATAGTTAAAGACACGAAGAACTGTATTACCTAAACCAAAGGCGCCACCAGTTGATTCTGATCGATAAATGTCATCAATCGTGCCACGGAACGTTGCATTGGCATTCGTGGCTCCACCTTGCCAAACAGAATCACCAGACACGATAATTTGACTTGTAGCGAGATTGTCGGTCAAAACATCAACAATTTTTAATGAGGTGAGCGGCGTATTCGCATATTCAAATCCACGATTAATGATTTTAAAGTCTTGAATTCGACCAATATCTGAGGTTTCAGCTGAAAATTCTTCACCATCACTTAGTAAATAGACTTCGAGCACAGCACCAGTTCCAGAGGACACATTACCTGTATTCGTATCTCTAACTAAAATGGTCGGTGCTACTGGATAACCCTCTCCACGATTATCAATGGTTATACTCGATATTGCTCCATTCGCATCAACTGTATGATATGCATTAGCGCCATATCCAGTTCCTATAAACTCAATTACATTATTCGTTATATTATACCCACTACCTCCGCTTTTTATTTCAACGAGACCGAGTTTGCCAGCGCCTCTAACATTTGGTCGAAAATCTAAAAATAATGCGAAATTTAAAATGTTTATTGCTGTAATATTATTTGCAAATTTTCTATCTAAAAATATGGTTTTTGTATTCGCGGAACTGCCTGGATCATTTACAACATAATCTACTATTTCAGAATAGTGAGCAGTATCACCGACATCTAAAAATAAACGACTTCCAGTATAAAATCCATTTGCCAAACTATATGTTGAGTTTGACGAATTTAAACGAATACTTGGTGGTTCCCCTGATGGATTGTACACAGAAAATTGACCTGAGGGGATTCTTAAAAATCCCTGATCGGTTGAATAATCGGAATTATGTAAAGAAATCGCGTCGAAAGTAGGTGGTGCTTCAAAGAATGATCCACCATCTTCTAGATTTAGTGCACGAACTTTACCGAGAGTAATTGTTTCAAATGTTAATGCTCTGCCTATTTCTGTTTGAGCATTTGCAAAAATTTTAACATTGCTAGTGCCATCTACAGCAGAACCAAGAGCTGGCGATAATGTTGCAATTTTAGTTGTTCCATTATATGCAGTGATTGTCGTTGTATTTGGTGAAGAACCAGAACCCGTTCCGCTTATAACTCTTAATACAAAGGATTTATAAAAATCATTTGTTGTACTGGCTACATGAGTTGCTGTGTTTAAATTAATTAATGTTGTAGTATTTCCTGCGCCGATTGTTTGATTTGCAAATGTTGTTACATTATCGAAATCATACTCTAACGCATTTAATAAAATATCGTTTTTATAGTAAACAGAATCTGTATTAAACTGAATGTCTGCGCTGTTTGCACCACCATCATCCCAAATACCAGAAATTAATACGTTAGCGCCGATGCCTGTTGTAGAAAGCACACGAACTAGAGAATTCGGGTCAGTTCTAAAAAAATATCCTGGTTTTATAATTTCGATAGACTCAATAGATCCAGTAGAAACATTATTAACAACAGCAACTGCTTTTACTGCATCGGGCGAATCTGCCAATCCTTTATGTATGACAACAGGATCGCCAGTTATATACTTTCTACCAGTTTGTACAACACCAAATCTATTTTTAAACAAACTGATGTTAGAAATTAATGAAACAATTTTCGATTTAAATGTTTTTTCTACATTTGCCTCAGTGTATTTAACAATTAAATTCTCGCCCGCATCAAATAGTCGTGTAACATTTGATACATAAAGTTCTACGAACTCGCGACCTGTTTCTCCATCAACTGTTAATACTGCTTTTTCAATAACACAAGTTGTTCTGGAAGTTTCGCCAACGCCGAGTTTCTTTTCAAGCAATTTAATATTAAAATTAGTGTATTCGCTTAACTGAACTTTAAATAGTTTTGCGCTATCAAATGTTTTTGGTATTACAGCGCCAGTAGCGACGTTAAAGGTATTCGCAAATGCAATTTCTACATTGAGAAAATCTCCAGCAGAATTAACTGTAAGAACTTTACGACGCGAATCACCTATACGAATAAATGAATTAGCAGTAATGCCTTTTGATATAAGATTAAATCCATTCGCGCTTACTACGTTTGCAGTAATCGCATTTACAGTTACATTGCCACCGACAACTAAAGAACTTGTATCCGTAAAAGCAAGTCGTATTGCTTGTGGTAATTTCCATTTACCATCAGAGGCTTTTAAAATATCCTCTTTCGGAAAATACACATCGATTTCTTGACGATATAATGTTCTAAACAAAAATTTAAATGAATCAGCAGAACCTTTTTTAGAATAAAAATATTTTGCAGATTTAATTAATTTTTCTGTAGATAACTCAGTTTCTTCTGGAAAATTTGGAATAATTTTAGTTTTAAAATATTTAACAAGATCAGTGCGAGTTGTTTCAACATCCATGTAATCATAAAGATGTTTACCAAGATGTAATGTTTTATTCGATTGCTCCATGTACTCATAGTATTTTTTGAGCAATGTAACAAAATTAGGATGATCTGCTCTTATAAAACCAGGTAACTGGTTTTCGACTACGGTTGAAATGTAATTATTTGCAAACATTAATTAAGTATGCGTGTATCAATTTTAATTGCATTCGCATCATCATCGTCAATAGTAATAATTGAACTGCGTGCAGATTCAAAATTATTTGTCGCTGGTCGAGCAAATAATCGAAGAATTTTAAGTGGATCTTTAATTGAAACTGGGTTAAACTCGTTTAATGTGATTTTACCTAACAAATAATCGATAGTTCCAGCCGAAGGATTTAAAGTAGTTTTAATATTGTTTTTATCGAAAAAGAAACTGCGTAAAATTCCAAATCGATTTTGAATGGAAACACTTAAATCAACAGTTTCATCAATCTCTTCTTCATATGTGGTAACAGCTGTTGCAGTTTTATAATTACTACCTGGTTTATCCACTACAATTTGTGTAATTTTTCCATTTACGACTATCGGATATGCATTTGCGCCTACACCGTCGCCTTTAATTGTAATTGTTGGTACACTTAAATAACTTCCTGGTGCATCTAAAATTATAATCTTTTCGATTCCAGAGGAAGATCCTGGAGTTTCTTCAAAGAAACATTCGCGAAGAATTCCATCAGAGTCAAACTGTTGAAATCCTGGCGCCGAGTAAATTCTATATGATGAATCTTCGCGTGTAATTGGCGTTCTAAAATTAAGTGTGTAATTTCTCGCAGTTCCGACTTGAGGCACAACTCGTTTTTCAATAACAGCAACAGCATCAGAATAAGAAATCGAGATCTCTGAGTCGTCGATTGTTCGAAGTAATCTAGACAATTTAAATCGACTGTTAAAGTTATCTAACTCAGAATCTTTAAAATTTAAAATTGCCGTACGAACTAAGGATTTAATTGCATCCTTAGAACGAACAGTTTTAGTTGAATCGTAATATACTTCAGCATAAATGTTTAGAAAGTTGTAATCTACGTCTACGAATTCAGGTAATACAGTTACAACTGAAACAGGTTTAATAACATTGTTAATAACATCAAGTTTTTCAGATTCCGTAACCTCAACTCCGAGTGTTGGTTTTGCAGCAATAAATACTTTACCATAGACAGGTGGATCATTTTCTTCACCACCCCAAACATTAACTGCTTCGAAGTATGGATAATTTTTATTAATAAGTGCAACAAGATCGTCTTTCGTAACACCGCGATTGTTTGAAACATAGGCTTTTGGCGCACTAAATCGAATCTTACTTACAGACTCTTGACCAGATCCCCCAGAAGCCGCCACAATCGGAAAAACAATAGAACTTGTAAATCCACCAACTGCATCTATTAAACTAAATGCGTTCGATTTATTTGCTGCAGCGCCATCTGTTTTAATATAGTTAGCGACTACAATATTACCATTTGTTAAACTCTTACCGATTACACCATCGCCGAAGTTAATTTTATATTTGCCATTGCGCGTCTCATCGATGAAATACACAGCAGAGTTAGAAGCGACTGTTGTTGCATCTGTCGCTAATGTAAATCGTTCAGTCTTAAGGCTCGTCGATGATTCTTGTACCAAAACTTCCAAAGATGATGTGTCGATACCAGCATCTGGCAACTCGAATGACTGAGTTGGATTGTTAGTAGAATTATATGTGAATGTATAGGTTAATGGTTGACCTTGGTAAATATACAAATTATCAAAACAAAAACGATTACAAGTTGGATCATAATTAGTTGTTTTCGCTTCTGTGTTCACGAATGTGAACGATACACCATTAAGTGGCGTTGATTGTAATCGAGTAAATCTGGGTAAGGTTAGCGTTGTTTGTGTATTACCTTGCGGGCGAGTAATTTGTAAATTTATCGTCGCTCGCGATGCGACTGAGGATACAGGCGTGTATCCTAGCATTTTGGCATGAGATACCACTGAATCTCGAAGCAACGCAGTATCCAAGAACATTTCATTAGCAATCATGTTGTTATAGAATGCCATATAATGCGTATTGTATGCAAGAATATCTAATAGGGTATTAATACCTGCAGCCTCGAAGTCAAAGTCTGAAAACTCAGACTGGTCTCTGAGGAAATTCTTTAAATTATTTTTAATCTGAGTAAAATCTAACTCAGAAACTACAAGTTTTTGATCAGTGTTTGCCATTAACGGACCTTCTCTAGGAAGAAGTTGATTGTGATTGGTGCTTCGAGATTATTTATGAAGAATCGAATAGTAATATCGTAGCGATTTTGTTCTGGATTTGCCTGCACACGAATCGCATCAATCCCAACACGAGGTTCAAAATTGGCGATTACATTACTAATTTCAGTTTGAAGAATGTTTGCAGTAATAAATGAGACATCTTCAAACAATAAACCACGAACTCTAGATCCGAAAATAGGTTGAAATGGCTTTTCATACAAATTTGTTAAGATTAAATTACGCAATGCTCCAATAATAGCTGCATTGCCAGTTCGCTTAACCACGTCTTTTGTGACTGGATGCGCTTTAAAATTTAAATCTAAGTCTTTATATTCTCTGGTCGTTAGTGCCATCTACACACCTTTTTTTATATTTAGCAAGGTTTAGCACAAGGATCTTCAGGTGCCTTGACATTTGGATCAATTCCATCAAGATTACCAGTCAATCCGTCGTCGGTAATGTTATCGGTAGGTCTTGGTGGGTATGGACCGACCAACTGATCTCCTGGATTCAACATATCATTTGTTGGAATCTCGCCAGAAGGTGGTTGGAAGATATTTGGATTGGTAGTTCCTGGATCATTAAACTCAATGTCAATATCATCTAAAATCTCTATAAAGTTACTTTCTGTGGCATCGCATCCCTGACGTTCTGGATTTGGAACTAAGATTAGATCCATGTAATCATCTGAAGTGCCATCACCGTCTTTGCGTTTTTTCTTAGAGCAAGATGTCGTAAAGAGTTTAATTAGACCCTTGAGCAGACCTTTAACTTTGTTAATGACAGCAAGATCCTGTTCAATGGCATCTTTGACTTCGTTGCGAATATTTAAAATTCGAGTTTCGAATCCACTTAACGTGGCAACAACCTGTGATGTTGTAAGTTTATTGATTGCATCGCCACGAAGGTCATTAATCATTTCCTTTAGTAATAGATTACCCCTACGCATTAGTTCTGCTTGCAATAAAGATTGTGCTGAGTCTGATGCGTTGGCAGCATTTACTGTTTGGTAAATTCCATTTGCTCTTCTGACTCTGGTTGTAAACCCATTGAGGAAGTTCTTCTCATTGGTCAATTGTCCAACCAAACTAAATGTGGTTAAAATATCGTCTGGAGAGTTGCTATCCTCAGCAAAATTAAGTGCTGCTGTTTCGCCAGTGACCTTAAAGATTGGGAAGTTATTGGTAAATCTTAATGGTTCGTCAACCACAATAGTTGTATCTGTAACCGAGACCACGAAGTATTCTTTTTCATCATAGTAGATCTTATTGTTTGCAACAAGATCTGTGGTAAACGATGTGCCGCGACCAGTAATTACATTGTCTAGACAGAGACTATTGGCAATAAACTCAGACTTAATCTTAACGATCTGGTCTGTTGCAGTTGTGCTAAATGCAGTATTAACTGTAAACGTCGTTTCTTTAAAGAATGTCTGAGCAGTTGCCGTGCTTCTAAATGGAATATGGACAGTAAGATAATCACCAAGCGAATTAATACTATTTACCTGACGAATCTCGTTGTTAACATTAATAAAGACACCAGTTCCAACCTTTAGTGTTCCGCTGGTAGCAAGTAAACAATCAGCCAAGTTTAATACTGCAACAGATGCGCTGGTTACAACAACGCTATTTGCAACCGTGTCGGCATATACAGAAACTATTCCAGAAGGAGCAGCGGTAAATCCTTTATCTATAACACGACGTTCTTCGCTGTTAATGATAACAAGATCGCCAATATTGGTAAACGGATAAACTGTTGATCTTAGATTAGGCGAAACAATGGTTGAGGATGCAATGTTTGCTGATGCGCCTGCAATGGTGACGTTGCCATACAATCTTTGCAGCGTAAATTTAACACTGTCATAACTCACACCTGCTAATTGATTGGTGTGGTCATGGAAGTCACGCATTGTCTGCACGAAACTGGTGTCTGCAACAGTGCCAATTTCGCTGAGTTCACCAATATTAAATGGACCGATGCGATATGATGTTGATTGATTTACTTTACCAAGTCTGTCTAATAAAGCATTTCTTGCTGATACGATTGATGGTTCGGTGTTACTAAACAATGCAGGAATAGCAGCTTGTAATCCTTCATAGTTATTTTCAGTATATCGATCAATGGTTGCATTAAGGTCAGATAATGGTGACAAAAAATCTGTAGATTTTTCAACTAGTGCATTACCGTTTTCATCGCGAAGAATGTTACCGTTCTCATCTCTCTTAAATTGAGTGATGAGTGTACCGTTAAGAAGAGGATTAATAAAATCCTTCTTAAAGTTGTTTAACCATTCCTTGCCGTTTTTGATGCCTTCAGCAATTTTCTTTGCTAATTCTCCGAACTTACCGCCACCGAAACTGCCTTTTGAGAATGCAATGGGTTTCCCTGTAAACATAATCGCCAAGGTCTGAAGTAACGGTAATCCTCCGATTAGACAGAGAACAATTTTAATAATTTTTCCGATTATTTTACCAATGAAGACACGGCACCTCTCTGTTTCATCATATCTAAAAGAACTTGATATGACTTGTAAATATGTTCAATCTTATGCTCTTTAAGAAATTCGATATCTGATTCTGATAGAGCTTCATAGAATCCAATTTTTTTCATAATTAAGTTATATCTTGTTACATCTTCAGCGAGCAGGCACATCTATTTATCCTGCTGTTGTATTCGCAGTTGCTGCTGCACTAGTAAACGCTGGTGCTTCGATTGTTCCTGTATCTGTCTCTGTTGAAACTTGTAAAGGATTTTCTGCATCATTAGAAATATTAACCTGTGGAATTGTAATCTTCACGTTCAATGCGCCTGTAATCTGATCGATTTTAGCAATCGTTTCACCAGTCAACGTAGGAATAATTGGTGTTATTCCTAAAGACTGCGTCTTAGGTTCTGTGACTTGTTCTGTGCTGACAGTCTCAATAACAGAGAAACGATCAGTCTTTGGTGTAGTTGCATTAAATGGTGAGTTGCGTGGACCCAACTCAGCTGCTTTATTCGTTGGCGCTTTAGCGGACTTCGCTTTTTTACCGAGTTTAGCAGTGACTGGCAGTGGCGTTAAAAAGTCGTGAATTCCAAATGTGGACTTCAACAAAATGCCTTCAAATTCAATCGTGCCGCCATTCAACAATGTGTTCAATCCACCGACTGATGCTGTTGCAGCGCTTTGCATCGTTGCTTCTATGCCACCGAAAGACCTAAATGCATTCGAACCGAGAACTTCGACATCAAATCCAGAAACTCTTGTCGAGCCACCTGATCCTAAATTTAGATTATTGTCGGCTTTGATGCTAACGTCGGTTCCTTTAATATTAACTGGACCTTGCGAAGAGATATCTAATCCTGCGCATTGAATAACAAGTTTACCATTGATGCGAAGGAACATGTCAGATTGAACTGTCTCTTCTTTACTACCGTTGACATAGGAACAATGATTGCCCATAGTCACATCATAACGACTTTTCTGAGATTTAATCTTGGTATGCCCTTCTGGCATAAACTCTAGTGTAGATCCAGTTCTGTGTGATAACTGCACACGCTCAAAGTCTGGCGTGTCGTCCATCTCAAATGCATGCCCAGATTCAGTTTCCGTAGCATTATTGAATGGATACATTGCATTATAAGATGGATAAGGTTCGCTCCATTTATAACCAGAAGCACTGATCACGTTGGCATAACGAGTCTTGCGCTGAATTTCGATGGTCGTATTTGCAATAGAAGCAGGATCTACGCCAACATATGTTCCATTCTCAGCATTAACTCTTGTTGGTCTGGCGAGTCTAGATACAGTTGGTTCGTTAAGTCTGGAAGGATTGCGTTTAGCAACATCGTTTGTAAAAGAAAGACCACGAGCGTCGGTACGCATCGCATATTCTTTAATCTTTCTAGGGAAATCGCTTGCTGCTTTCTGTTCATCTGTATATGGATCAGTGAATCCCATATTATTTTGGCGAATCTCGTCAGGAACACCAGGAACTGTACCCATAATAATAGGATACTGACCTTCTTTTCCATCGGCAAAAAATCCAAATACCATCGTTCCTTCTGGCGGTGGTTGTACATTCTTAACACCATAAGGAACAACTGGATGCGCCCACGGCAATTTATCGATAGGAATTTGATTGATGTCCTCAGTGTGCCAACCGAAACAACGGACTTGGCATCGACCGAGTTCTAGTGGATCGAGACGATTCTCGACCACACCAAACCACCAGACAAAATTGTTTAATCCAAGAAAGTCAGCGTTCATTAAAAGTCTCTCGCAACAGTATAATCTCTGCTCTCATTAGAAGCAGCATCAAACGGAGTTAGGACTGAGTTTTTATTCATTAGCATAACAGTTTCAATATCATCAGGTGTAATTGAGTGTCTAACATGCGCGATCAGATATTTACCTGAATTGTATGGATCTGTGGCTGTATCTGATTTATTTGGCATATATGCTGGCATGTTAAATGCAACCACATATCCAACAGATAAATTAGGATTACCAGATATCTGACACATAACTCGAGTGTTATTTAACAAACCCAATAGCATCTTTCTGTGCATATGAATTCTTTCGATGTTAGTGTTAATAACCTTGTATCCTTTAGAAACGAAATATGATGTTTCGTTTTGGTTTAAATTTGTCAAAAAATAATCTGGAACTCCATCGTAGTCCTGGAACAATGATTTACCTTCTCTATTCTTTGCGTCGTTAAATGGCGGATATCCATCTAGCATAGATGGTAACAATTGAAAATTTAAAGCGCTGTAATCGTTTCGTTCGTACTTTTGTCGAATAAGATCTAACGTAAACAATCTGCCAGAGAATGCATTATTCTTAACACCTTCTAGCACATTAAACCCCTGCTCGAACTCAAACTTCTTAATGTCATTAGAAGTAACAAACGGAGCTTCGTTGGGATCTAAAGCGAAATTCGCTGTACTCGCGTTTAATGTTGTTACTGGATCTTGTTTTACTAGTTTCTCTAACGAAATAAAATTGTATCCATCTCTATTTTCAAAGAACAAAAATGGAGAATTGTTTTCATTATAGGAATATTTAGACAATCTTTCAATCGCTTCAAATGGTTTGTATTGCGTGAATGTATAATTGAAAATACCTTGAGATTTTTCAAAATTTTTAACACGTTTTTTATTTGCTAATAGATCTTGCGTTAGAATGTTGTAAACATGTTCTGCAGCACTCAACCCCTCTAGTGTTCTTGATATTACTTGCCCTGAAGATAATACTAATTCATTTGAACAAAAATGCAAAACATATGTTTGTGATTGAGACGTTTGATGCCTCGATCGATGATCTGATTTATAAATTCTAAATGTTCTAGTATATCTCGAATCTTTGTTTTCTTCACCAGGACGGCAGAATGAGATGTACAGATACTCATTGCCGTGCATACTGAGCAATGAATAAAGATTAACACCTTCGATTAATTGTATTGTTCCAGTAACTACAGGGGAGTAAATACTCTCATAGATCTGAATGGTGTTAAAGATTAAAGGATTCTTTAGATCTATGACTTGCCCATTCGAACCGATAAGTTTGCATTCAAGAACTGCTAGTGATTTACTAGAAGATACCTTTCTCAGATCAGCCATTTAGCACCGTTTCTAATTCCAAAGTCAATGGTCCAATGTATTCCTGTTTTAGTATTTTGATTTCGCGTTTTTCTTCATTGAGATTATCCTCATAATCATATACATAAACAGGTTTGTATGTAGATGCTATTGTTAGTGTTGCGACAGTTGCACTGTTAGCATTAGAGTTATTAGCATAAAAAGTTATTTTTTCTGTAGTTGTCGTGTTAAGTGACTGTGTTACTATAGTGTTAGAAGAATAGTTATACTGATCAAGTGTTACAATATTATTACTAGTTGTTACAGTTGTTGGACCATTGACTTCGGATAAAGTCTTTTTTACTTCTAGAACGTAATGACTAATCGTAGAATATGCCTCTGTGATAGAAGAATATTCATATTGCTTAACAATTTTTCTTTCTAGCGCGTCCTGTGAAAGCGGTAAATCAAACAATGGATCTGCTAGATTATTTGTTAAACAGATCACCCAATGCAACATTGGATCGTTATATACTTTTGCCGCAACAATCTCTGGTGTATCGCCGTCGACTAATTGATATTTGTAAAATGCGAATGCGTTGTTAAGCACATTGCTGTTAAAATTAAATCTGGAAAAAATATTAGTTACAGTCGTTGGACTTGCACCAGACAAGTCAAAAGAATATAAATTTTTAGGAAAATTTCTAAAATACATTAGTATCCCATCTTAATCGGAACAGGGTTGCCGCTATTAATGTCTGTAGTAAATGATGTCGTAGAATAGATATCACTCTTACTAATAATTGAAGTTTCTTGGAAATTCAACTGCATTCTAATCTCAACAGGCATACCATCTGCAAATGTTGCGAATCCATTAGGTGTATAATCCACACTAACACCAGTTAAAACACAATTTTTAGTTTTAAACAGTTTATCATTAATTGTTCCATCGCCTTTGTAAAATTCTATTTGAAACTGTGATGGGGGAATTAAATACCTACCACCTGTGCCAGTTAAAATTTCTGGAGCAGAGAAAAATTTGAAGTCATCAATAATCTTAATGATGGCTGCAGCTTCGTTTGAATCTCTCGGGATTAATCTAAAATCGAAGGTAAATTTTCTAAGAACTGGAGTGCTATAAATTAATTCCATTTGTGGATTGCGAACCAATCCTGTAGTCGCAAATAATCCGAGTTTAGCAAAATCCTCGCCACCGATAACTTTGCTTGCTAATGTTGCAGCTGCTTCTGCGATATATGGATTTGCGTCACCAACAAAACCATCAGATCCAGCAGCTTGTGCTGCAAATCCTGCAACTCCTAATGTTGCTGTAACAGATAAAACATCATATTCATGATCATAATTAGATGTAATTCCATCTGGCATAAACAGCGCAATCGCTTCTTCAAGCTGTTGTATATTGCGTTTTAATGCAAAATTTTTCACAAGATTTTTGGCTTGACTGGTTATATTTACTTCTGATCCAAAAATCTGTGAAGCGACATTGTTTATTGCACCTTGCCCAGATTCAGTCGTTGCGATTGCTGCTGCTATTGCTCCAGTTGATCCAGCAACCTGACCGCCGAAAACTGCTGCAGTTGCTGCAGTTGCTAAAGGTATACCTGCAACAACACTTGCTGCCCTATTTGCGCCTTGAACCAACGATACGGTAGTCGCGTCTGTTGATTCTACTGGTCCTGTTTCAGATTTAAATATCTTAAACAAAACATAAGGAACACCGACCGCAGAAGATAAGTTCAATGGGAATTGTTTAATTTCTAATTTACTTGGAGTTGTTGCTTTAGCAGCATTATCTGGTGCTTTATACTGGTAACTTCTATCGACTGTAAATGGCGCAGATTGTGGATCTGATCCAATTACATTATTTAAATCTTGTTGATTTGGTGGTCGACCAGTAACTATTATTGTTGAAACAGGATCTGGGAAACCAGGTAACATTTGTTGAAGTTTTAATCTATCCACAGGTGTATGTTCAACACCATTTGCTAGATCTTCAGCAACAAGATGAGGAAATACATTGTGTCTTTTTAATCGTTTAAATAATCTAGAACTGTGATCGATTGCCATTAATTGTACCTATAAATAGTTGATGGCTTACAGTGGTAAATTTAGTCCTAAAAATACCAATAAATATTTAGGTGATCCTACAAACGTCTGGTATAGATCGCTATGGGAACGCCGAGTTATGGTGCACCTGGACAATAATCCTAGCGTAATTGAATGGTCAAATGAAGAAATCGTCATACCTTATTTATCCCCAGTTGACAATAAAATAC